CCTGGAATGGTTCAGCAGATAACATGCGGCGTCCGGTAGGCTGCAGCGTTCCGCTCACGTTCATGACCTCGAAAGCGAGGGCACTATCGTCTGAGCTTCGAACATAAGTGGTGCTACCCTCAGGAATATTAGCAATATCTGCCTGCGCTGCATCCAGGGTCATATACTGCCGACTGAGAGGGATCAGATTCTGGCGGGTTTCCTCAATCGCATCGGCGTTTATTTTTACAAGCCCTGACCAGGTTGGCTGTATTTTCCCGGTACGGGTTTCAACTTCCAACTCATCGCTATTAATCATAATATCCTGAACCTGGTTATCATCCCAAATGTCAGGCATAGCAGAAGACGGGACTGGGTTACCCGTTTTATATAAAGCCATTATTGATATACTCCGGATTAATCAGGCGGAACGGTACCAGCCCATCAGTTTTACATAGGCGTTGGTAATATTTAATGCGGTACCACTACCCATGTTCTCGGTATTACCGGAAACACTGTGGCTGTGAGAACCCAAGGCAACGCTATGGGTATGTGCCCCACTCGTTGATGTAGTGCCAAAATCAGTACCGCCATTAGAGCCCACCGCCTGATCTGAACCACCTTGTTTCTGCATTGAGCTACCCCATCCGTGTGAGTGCGCTCCCTGGCTGTCGGTAGTTTTTGTTCCCAGATCGACTGAAGCAGCAGTTCCGGTAATACTCAATGCCTGTGCAGGTAAGTTTGCTTTGGCCAGAGAAACCGTATCCGCTCCCCCTGTACCCAGAACATCCGATCCATTCTGAAGTCCAAGTCGAATTGTTTTGTTTTCTCCGATGTAATTCCATGCCGTCCCAGGGAAAAGTGTGTTGGGGTTTTTGTTCTGAGCGAAGAACAACACCGCGCCCACCGGGTATACGGAATCAATTTGTAATGAGGTAAGGGCCGTTAATAGCTGTGCCTTTAGCGCAGCTGTGTCCCCGTTATCGAGGACATCCTCGGCGGTTTGATCCAGAATTATCTGCCCCAGAACGCTAGCCATTACGGTACCCTGTCGCAGCGCTTTGTTGATCTGCTCAGCGCGGGCGATCCCCGCGGTAAAACCGGTAGACAATGCAACCAGATTTTCCCAGTCCGTTTGTGAGGACACGTTTGCGCCTGCACCAACGGCAAACGGCTTAAAATTATTTTCAGCCATCAGAATGTTTCTCCCCATGCGCCGGCATCAAAACCCGCGATGTAATCGTTATCGACATCGAATCCAAAAAATTTATATCCGTTGGACGGTGTAATGGTTTCCCTGATTCGCACCCCGGCGGCCTTTACAGTGAGTAGCCCAGCGCGAATGACAAAAACAAATTCAGCGGGAAGTTTATCTATCGGGTTTATATCGTAGCGGGATGGTTCATATCCTTCAGGAAGGGGTATAAACGGGCCGTGGTTAATTGCAGAGTCAAAGATCAACCGGTCAATATTGGGAATGATATATTCATCATCCACGACGATTAAAACCGATATCGACATATCCTGATTGTCCAGGATAATCATTTTTATACCCGTGCCTTCAAGCGCCGTTTCCAGAATATCCGGCAGCGTGCCGTTCTGGCCGTTCCAGTTGTTTATCCCTATGCGGGCCTTGAGCACGACGCGATAGACATCATCGCTGAGATACGTCAGCGCGTCAGTGGACTGGTAAGGGCCCAGCCAGATCCCCTGATCCCAACCGACACGCTCTTTATCCCACTGCAGGAAAACTCCAGTAATGGGTGCCGCTACCGCTCGGGATACGCCGATCCACTTGCCGAGGATATCCAACTGGTCGCCGACTGCGGTATCAACATCAAAAGCGGTGATTAACCCTGACGTAGCAGTAGAAACTTCAATCAGCGGCCGCGTCGATAAATCAACGTGCTCGACGAACTTGGGCTTTCCGGCGTGGTAATTGGTGATCAGGTCGGTGTATTTGCTCATGGCGTCACCACCAGTGCGATGTTATCCACGCTGCAGGATGCCGACTCATCATAGGCAACCACCAGGTTAGCCGCGGCTACATCATCGGCAGAGCGCCCAATCAGCAGCTCCATGATGTCGTAATAGCGCGCGTTACCGCCGCTCACGACGCCCAGGTTAGCCGGGGAATAAACGCGGCTCAGCAGCACGCTGTCACCGATGGCCAGAGAGTTGATATACGAAGCCACAGCCGCTTTGATCTCATCGCCGACCTCAGAGCTATAACCCGTCAGTGCCTTAAGCGTTATCGACACATAAACCGGCACGTCAATCGGGCGGGAAAAGCGAATTGTGTAGGGGTTGCCGTATTTGTCGGTAACTATCACCGCTGTCGTGCCATACGTGGATACGCCCTGCCCTTTAACGCTGCGGATAGTGTTAGCGATTTCCGTTGCATCACCACCCTCGACAATCGCCGAGATCGAGTGCGGAGGAAGTCCGTTTGAATCCGTCACCTCCTGGTCGTTCTCAAACAGTTTGTGACGGGTCACGCCTTCAACGTTGGCAATCGCACCATCTACCGCATCAAATGGCGTGAGAGACGCCAGCGCGACGCTTTGCGACTGCCTTACGCGTAGTTCTGCATCTGTTTCCGCTGCTACGCCTACTGTAGCCGCCAGCGGGTTAGTTACCGAAGCCCATCCGCGCGTAGGTGTGTTGATGCCGTTTACCGACCCCGCTACCGCGGCGACCGCTCCCGAGTTTGCACAGGTGGCCGTAGCTACCACTGTCCCGTCGGAGCCAATGACCACCGTTGCAGGCAGATTCCAGACCACGCTGTTTGTGTCGCGCACTGAGCCATTGGTGATAGCCGTACCGACGGTACCGGTAAGCAGCAGATCGACGGTTGAATTTGTCGCTGCGCGCCGGGTGATGCCGTTAATTTTGACGTTGCTCGTCAGTGCGTCACCCAGGGCCGTCGCCGGCGAGAATGACCTGTAAACCGAGATGGCCGTGTTATTGGCGTCGTGAATGGCCAGCGCCACCAGCGCTACCATCTGGCCGTCTTTACTGTCAGGCTCCAGATAGGCATCACTGCCGTAGATCTGCTGGAAATAGCCGGTGATGGTGTCAAGAACGGTCTGATAGTCGGGCGCACTTATCCCCTCAGCGGTTACCGTTGCCGATAAGCCGAGTGTGTCGAGGTCCAAAGACATTACGCCTCCGAGGTTACTGTGGTTGTCCCGTAGATGGTTTCTACCGTTGCTGTGAACGTTACACGGCGCGTGCGGCCGTCAACTTCGGTGTTAAATTCGGTAATAGAGCTGACACCCTGCGTTTCCAGAATGCGCCGGCGGATAGCCAGGTTGTAGGTGTCAGGCTTTTGCTTACCCAGTACGGACTGAATCCAGGGTGTTCCCTCTGTGGTGTCGAGGAACCACTGACCGTACCAGAGCAGGAAGCGCGTTTTAATGGCCTGCGCTACGGCCTCCGGAGAGTTTACCAGCCAGGTATCATCGCCCTCACCGAAAGTGTAATCCCCGTCATCATCTTCACGTCGGTATCGCATTATTCAGGCTCTCCGGTGCTATCGTTGCCATGTTCAACGCCACCATGCGTGTGCGTCATTAGGCTCTTACCGCCTGCAGTCACGTCGTTGGTTACGGTGACCGGGCCGTGCATCGTCGCAGAGCCTCCGCTCTCACCCATCCCTTGCGACAGGTTGCCGTTGATCGTCACATTGCCGTTAAGGATGATCTCAGGAGAGGTTATTTCCGTGCCGCCGTCAGCGCTGGCCGTCAATTTACCCGACGTTTTAACGGTGACGTCATGACCTGCTGCCACCTCAATAAACGCCGAACCGTCGTCGGTACGCAGCTGCGCGGCCGTAGTGCTGATACCGCCGATTTTCTTCGCCTGAGACTGCGGGCCGACAATGCAGAAGGCATCCGACAAATCATGCATGCGCTCGTCTACCGGTTCCTGAATACCTCCGCTTTGCCACCAGAAATCAATACAACGGTCCGCAAAGATAACAAGGCATTCATCACCAGCCTTAACAGGAAAAGTCAGCGTGCAGCCTCCGCCGCGAGGGAATACAACTGGAACATCCACCAGCAGCGGATAATCCTTCGTGCTTTTGTTGCCGTCGTTGTCGCGCTCGATGTAGCGGATCGCTGGCTGAACAACAGCCGTCAAAGATTCTGGGTCGAATGACTGGATGATCCCCGGCAGTGCTACGCGCATTTGCTCGCTAAGCGTCTTTCGCTCAGACGCCAGAACCTCCGCCAGCGCCCCACTACGGGTTTGGCTTGATACGCCCATGTTTTCTCCAGATAATGATTACCCTCACTTAGTGAGGGGTAGAATAAAAATTTAATTACTTAGTATTTTTGACTACAGGAGATACCTATGGGCTTCAGATTTAGGAAGCGGATACGCATAGCTCCAGGCCTAGCAATCAATATCAGCAAGAGTGGCGTTAGTACGTCGATTGGCCCAAAAGGCGCCACTACCAACATAAGTGGAAGAGGAATAAAAACCACCGTTGGAATTCCGGGATCCGGTTTGTCATACACCGTTGGCCCAGGGAAAAAATCTGGAAAAGCTACATCGGAAGAGGAATTTTCAGAACAGGAACCAACGGCTCAAAGGGAAGGGATCCATTGGTGGAGGCTTGCAGTTTTCATCATTGCCGCCATAGTTCTATCGCAAATATTTAAGCAGTGAGATTTTAGCCCTGATTAACTCAGGGCTTTTTTATACTGTTTTGCATGGATATGAACCAATCAATTTAGGCGCATCCATACTGTTCTGTAGCAGTTGAACATTGAGCCAAGATTTGCCATCCCGCTTGATGAATTGAAATCCGTAATTATTTCCATCACGGGAAGGCATTATACCCATATCCCATTTGGCATTTGATTCGTCACCTTTCTTTCCGAGATATTTAACCTTTTGACTGGTAACCAATTCTCCATTGATTCTTACCAGACCCTCAGAATCGTTAATAGTTAGCTTGTAACCGCCACATTGGATGGCAGAAAGTGCCGGTGCAGAAAATAAAGCGATCAATATCAATAATTTTTTCACCCAGCGCCTCTCTCCAGTGCTGATTGAGTTTTTAGATCCATCGCGCCACGCGCTTCACACATCATATCCATGTACCACGCCTGGCCCCTTGTGTCGCCAGTGTACATAATGCCACGGACAATATAAACGCCGTCAGTCGCAATACTGGCAGGCTGCGCAGTCGTGCCTTCAATGGTGATGTTTCCGTTGTTGTTCTGGTCAGTGATACGCCCCTGCGTCATGGCGATATCGCTATTCCCCAGTGCGGTACGGAACACAGAAGCCTGATTCAGCTCGATCAGGCCATTAACGCGGATGTTAGGGTTAATCAGGCAACGGACGTTAACGCCGCTACCAATGGTCTGCTGAGGCATACCCACAAGGCCGGTGGCGCTGTTCAGCTTAATGGCTTCGTGAACAACCTCATTTTTCGCCACCATTTCCCGCTTGCCGTCGACAAACATCCAGTCAGCCTTGCATTGCTCGGCGACGTTATCCATCAGATGCCGGGTCATACCAAAAAGCACCCTGCCGCGAGGAAACACCGTTGCAGGCATGGCAGGGGTATTTCCTTCCGTGGCCCCGTTAGCGTTGAAGTCCTTCATAAGCACTGCATTGACATCAGAGACCGTATAGCCAGCCGCCAGCGTCTGGGCAGTGATCGAGGTAGCGAATGCCCGGTCAGAATCAGCCGCCTGAATGAGGACAAAGCTATCAACGGGGTTATCTTTCCCTGTGATGGTGTACCGGATTTCCCCGTCGAAAATCAGCCCATAATTTCGACCGTCCATCTGCCCGACTTCATCGGGGTTTACTGTCCTGGCGACGCCTACCTGGCTGGCGGAAACATCAGCTGCAATACCATCGTAACCAGCGATAACCCTAATCCGGGAGAATTCCTCTCCGACGATCCGGTTTACGGTATCAGCTGAAAGGTTATAGATTTTGAAAGTACCTACTCGCGTTTCGCTGCTGAGATTAAACCAGTCGATAGTAAAAGTGCTCTTGAAGCTACCAAAATCAGTAGCGTTCCCCTTCGAATCGACTAACTGCAATTCGAAGTGCCGCATCCAGTTCTGAGACATTTTTACTCCGTTACCGCATAAAGATGGCTGTAAATACCCAGATCGGCCTCAGTTGGGTTTTCGCTGGACTGGTTGTCGCAGCCCACATAAAGCGAAAAGCCAAGCCCGAGATAGCGATACTGCGCCAGCAGGTCGGCGCCGGTGATAAGCGGGATCCCCTTTATCAGGTCCGCACCGCTGCTATCCATAATATCCAGACACCAGAAAGCAGCACGCCAGGTCACAGCCATTTGCAGACTTTGACCTGCCACGGATATGGAGAATCGCTGGTTTTCCGGAGAAAGAGGGATTTCGCTGATCGTCATTTACCCTCCCGCTACAAAGCCACTTAACCGGCTCAATATTGATTCATTTTTTTGAACTGGCGTTTTCACCCCGGAGTTTTGCACGGCTGAGGTGTTCGCCCCTAACTTCATGTTGGACTTTGGAGCTACCTGCGTGGTGGTTGTGCTTGTGATAATCACTTCCCGGAGCGTCAGCACGGCAGAGAGAATATTTTCCGACGTTCTGTCGGTAGTGACCTCAAGCGCACGGATCAGCATATTGGTGTAAATCCGCTTACCGGTCACCACATCTAAAGGCACCCTGCTGCTCTGCAGATTTAACAGTTCCTGATAAGTTTCCTTCGGGCCAATACCAACGCTTAGCCCAAGAGAAGATGTATCTACGAAGTCAAGTAAGGAACCGCCGCCAGCAAAACCGACCTGCATTACCACTTCCGAAGGACGTCGAAATGCATGGTCGGAAATTGCTGCGCCAACCTCTACGGGATGCTCGGTTATTTCAAGAGAGTCATCGTGCTTTTCTGAAATAACAACACTGGGGACTATCAGCCCGATCCGCCTGCTCTGCTGCTGAAAGAGAGTAGAAAGAATATCCATCATCCTGCTCCAGTTTGGTTATTTCTCAGCACTCTGGCATTAGCATCAAGCTGGCGGCGACTGACTTCCTGTCCAATTTCCTGCGCATTACCGCCATAGATGTTGTAGGTGTTTTGCTGATTCACCTGCGCTCCAGCAGCCTGATGGGCAAGCGGGCTATTCCAGTTCGAATACCCCTCTTTGCGGGCCATAGACTGCATGAGCATAGCCATCGTATTGGGGTCGGACAGGTTTAATGCTGCCGTCGGCGATACACCCATCCAGCCAGCAACGTCACGGGCATATTTGGCAGGATCGTTGTTATCGGCCGCAGGCGCCCAGGTGCTGACGATATCCATGATAGTCTGCAGGCGGCGCCCGGTCGTTTTCCCTGTGAAGTACCGCATGAGCTGGTTTTTCATGGCCTCCCAGCCTTCCAGCGCAGAACCAAACGCACGAAAGCCACCACCGCCTACGGGCCGAATATTGCCGGGGTTATTGTTGCGATCTGCAAGCGTATTCCCCTCGCCACGGAAGAAACGGCCTATGCTGCGCGGGTCAAATCCTGTCTTATCCTTTATCCAGTCAGCAGTGCTATTGGCACTGTCAGAAACGCCGGGCAGCGCATCAGGCTGGTTACTACCTTGTTTGAGAAGAGCCTTGCCAATACTTGCAGCATCCGACCAGCGACCGTCCTTGATAGCGTTAAGCAGGTCGCCGATCATACTCAGCATCTTGCTAAACTCACCCATCTGGGTAATGAAGTTGCTGAAATCCCATTTCAAAGACCAGGATTTAGGGTCGATATTGAGCAGCTTTGCCAGCGCTTTTCCGAGATCGAGGACAGTCTGTTTCAGGTCACCGACCATCTTCAGTGCTGCGTCTACTTCAGGCTTCCATTTACCCCAGTCAATGAGGCTCTTACCGCCCTCCTTCCAGGTCTGGTAATCCTCCCATAGCAAAGCTATGGCAGCGGCAAGACCGAGAACCCACGTAATCGGCGATGCGATCATAGCGCGGTTGAGCATCCACCACGCTGCGGTTAGCGCTCCAATTAGTTCGATCAGCTGCTGCGACTGCTTATCAAGAGAGTCCCACCAGTCGCTGATACCCTGACCCAACTGGATGAGGCGGTAAATTACCCTGCCTACCATCTCGCCAGCCCAGAGAATTCCTTTCACCGTACCGGTTATTGCGCCTTCAATTTTCGGGAAGTTTTCCAGTATCTGGCGGCGCAGCCTGTCGAGAGAGCCAGCAAGTCCATCAGCGAGACTGGAGCCGATTTTATCCCGCGCCATGCCTGCCATCAGCCCAAAGGAGCGCAGCGAGGTCATGAATTTATTGGAGCTGACGGCGGCCACATCAGCGTTATAGCCGATCGCCTTAGCCATCGCGGTGTATTCGCCACTAAACTGGCCGATACCGCGACGCATTGCCATCAGGGTGTTTTCATCCAGACCCAGCATCTGAGCGTACTGGTTCGCGCGGTAATACGGCATGCTGCTAAGACGCTGGCCGACGCCGGTAAAGATCGTCGCCATATCCCGCATGTTGCCGCTGGCATCACGCGTTTGAACCCCCAGCCGGTTCAGGAAACCCTCAGCGCCGGGATTGTTACGCATGAACCTGGCAAGATTTTCGAGAGAGCCGCGGGCCCCGTCGACACTGCCGCCAACCTGACTAACCGCATACCCAATCTGCTTAATGCCCTCCACCGTCGCGCCTGTGCGCTGAGAGGCCCAGTACAGGTCGTCGAGACCGCTGGCAATTTTCGCGGTGAATGCAACGACGGAAAGCGCCGCTGCCTCAACTTTGACGCCCAGCTCAATCGCTTTAAGCGTTGTCCCGGCAACGACGGCATCGAATTTTCTGGCGCCAGCCTCATCAACTTTGAACCCAAGCGAGATCAGAAAGTCCTTGAGCGTTTCAGCGTTCATTAGCCTCTCTCCATTTCGCTATACGGTTTTCGTTATCGGCTTTCAGGTCCAGCCAGTCATTCATACGGGCAATATCAGCCAGGTCTACTGATCCATCTTTCAGGGCGGTGTAGGGGATAAGCCCGGCATCCACCGGGCGCATCAGGAAATCCTCGCCTTCTGGCATGGATTCCAGGACAGGACCTATGGCTGGGTAGGCGTCCCGCTGCCGGGGAGTTCTTTCAAAAAATTTCCCAGGCTGTCGGCGACCACCCGCGCCACCAGCTGCAGCATCGTGAACAGGTCGATATCGTCGAACATCAGTACGCCCTGATCGAAGACTTTCGCCCAGCCCTTTTCGTGCTGGCGGGAAACGACGCTCAGACACGGATGAATCACCGCGTTAACGTCCTCGTCCGGCAGCGCGGCCAGCGTATCGGCAATTTTCGGCAGCACGCTTTCCAGCACTGCACCAGAGTTACCCGCAGCGGCCTGCGCTTTCAGCGTAGAGAATTCACTGACCAGACCAGCCAGCACGGGCAGAAGCTTACGACTGACCTTCAGCTGCTGGAAAACGTCGAGTTTCGCTGTGCGGTAGTTAACGCCCTTAATTTCAAATTCCATCGATTAAAACTCCCCCAGCAGTTGGTCAATCTTACCGGCGTCAAATACCCACGACACCGTATTGCCAACCTTGGCGTTAGCGTGATCCGGCTGCTTCTGGAATGCGCAGCTACGCGCGGTGGTGATATCACCTGATACTTTGTTGCGAATGACAATGACGTTATTGCCCCACGTCGCCGATGACAGGCTCTGTGCGTTGTACATCAGCGAGAGTTTTTTGTTTACCGGGGAGGTTTTCAGCAACGTTACCGTGATAGTGCCGCTCTTTCCGGCGTGCAGGCTGTGCATCACCTCGCCATCGGCGCCAATGGTCATGGTGTTTTTGGCCTCTGTCATTGTGACAGTAATGCCCTCTTCGGCGTTCGCTGAGCCGTAGCCAAGCTCAACTAACCCGGTAGGCCCTGCGAGAGAGGCCGAAACATCAAGAAACGAATACGTAGACATCTATGGCTCCTTAGCGCACGACCGTGATTGCGACGGTGCCGTAATGAACGGCTCCGGCCAGTTTCCCGGCAACCTGAATTGGCACACCTTTACGCGCTTCGCGATCGACCTGAAGCTGGTCATCAACGTTTTCTGCCCAGGTGTAATAACCCTTCGTCAGCATGTCACCGGTATTGAGCTGTCCAATCGGGCCACCAGTCCATTTGCCCGGCGCAAAGAGACCGTTTTGCACAGCCTTATCGAGCACCAGCTCAATGTTGGCGATACGGGTTGTGGTACCGGCATCGGTCTGGGGAATTTTGGTTGTGCTCGTATAGAGCGTGTTGTAGTCAGCCGTCTGTACGGCGTTCTGCAACCAGTCGAGGCCATGGCGTTCGTCGAAGAAATCGCCGTTTGCCATAACGCCTTGCTCAAGAATCGCTGTATCGTTTTCGTAGTACACGTAAACGTTGCAGTTCTTCGCCTCCAGGTTGTTAGCCTGCGAGGTACCCAGGGTTTCGTAGGTAATGCCCGGCAGCTGTTTAAACTTGAGGGTGATCGTCGTGTTGCTTCCGGTGAAGTCAACAGTGAACGCACGCGCAAACGAGGACAGCGCAGCATAGCGACTGCTGGTCGAATACTGGATAAAGGTACGGCTGTATTTCGCTGCTTTCAGCTTTGAAGCCAGATCCGTCGTGGTAGCCGCGTCAAGAATCGTTGAATCAGCCGAGGTAACGCCAAAGATGCGGGATACGCTCGCGGCTTCGATAGCCGCTGCAACGCTGATAATGTCGGTGTCGGAAGGATAATCAGCTACCGGCACGGCAAGATGAAGGCCATACCATGAATTCCAGTCCAGCAAAGCGTTAACCGCCTGCAGGAGGCTTTCTGCGCTGCCTGTTTCGCCAGTAGCCAGCGTTTTCGCCCAGCGACCGACATACACCAGAGTCGGCTGAGGTTGCTGGGAGAACCAGATAACAGCCGCTGCATACTCCTGGCTGTCTACACCAAAGTCATCGCCGATATCATCAGCGCTGGAGTAAAGGCGCAACCGCTCAGAAATCGGAATAACAGTTGAGTCGCCCAGGATGAGCATTGAGCCAAAATTGCGCCCCTGCGCGGCCCGAGCAGAAAGCGTCACCGTCACGTTAGCGATACGGTTAAGGGGAAGCCCTTTTTCCATGTTAGTCTCCGGTAACTATCGTGACGTTAGGGTCAACGACAGATTTAACGTTGTAGGTACGGGTGTTTTTGCGGGAAAGGGTCACGGCAAGGTCATACCGGCGCACCCACTGGTTGTTGATCAATTCGGGGAGGTTTCGTATATCATCAGCGCTCACCAGCGACAAACCTGAGATTCGTCGCAACGTATCTGCGTTTTGATCTACAAACATTCCGTCACGAAACCGCGTGGCCATCCCGGAACCGCCGGGGCCATAGAAACAGAAAAGCACCTGGATGCTCTCCCATGACCATTGCTCGCTTTGCTCTTCGCTTACCTGGACATTTGCAGGTGTGCCGGGGCGTGAGAGCGTGGAAAAGTTAAACCCGCACCACGTCTCACCGTTCGGCGGTATTTTGGACTGGGGATCGGTAAACCGGGGCAATACCAGGTTAACCGCAATCCCCGTAACGCCTCTTACCCAGCGACTCAGTTGCTTTTCCAGCTCCTTATCGTAATCAGGAGCATCCCCGACGGGGGTTAGATACCCAGCCTCTGTGCTGTCGTTACTCAACGGGAATACCTCCGTTAAACTCCAGCAGCTCGCAATGTGCCTGCACGAACCCGGCACCGTATCGGGTGTACGGATCGACAAAGGTCACGCGGTACCGTCTGCCGCTGTATAAAACGATATCAGCGTCGAGTTCTGGCGTTGAGTCACTGGCAGGCATCCCCTGCGTTAGCCTGAACTGGGTAACGATGAGGATGGCGCCATTGATGTTTTGCCCGGCGGCCATTCGCTTAGCCTCAAGCGAGCGGTCGACGGTTACGACACCAGAGAACGGAATAGCCTGCGCGGTATTGGTCGGAAAATTATCTTCGTCCACCGTCTGCACCTGCCGATAACACACCAGAGACAGGTCGACAAAGTCCGGATCAAGCAGAACATCAGTCACATCGAGAAACGGCATTATTTTTTCCTCACGACATACTGAATCGCTCTGAAAAGGAATCCGCGGGCACGCAACGGCTTATCGCCAGGGATAGGCGGTTTCATTTCTCTGCGTTTCTTGATGGTCTTTTCAGATAGTGGGGTCAGACGATCGCCTGCCTCAATGACAGCCTTTGAGGCATCACGCGCAATCTGGCCTGCGGCTTCAAGATGCATCGACGCCACATCTGCCTTACCTTCAAGCGCAGACTGAGCGGCCAGCTTTAAACGCTCGGTCGTTTTATCCCGCGAATCATCAATACCCATGTCCAGAAATGGCCTTGGCGGCAGAGTAACGGTCTCACCGTCTATCTCTACGGTTGCCCCGGTGGACTGGAGATACCCCAGCTCAGCGTTGCTCAGCGGCGCATCATCGCGCGGAGAACCTGCCGGGATACCAACCAGTACATCAGTGCCTGACAGCTGTTTCAGCGCATCCAGAACGACACTGTAATTGTCTTCCCGGATTGTGAGCCCGCTTTTCATTCCGGCGCCCCCAGTTGAACCGCTCCGGCACCAAACATCATCAGGTATTCCCAGAACTCCGATCCGTACCGGGAGTTGTTCCAGAAACCGGCATTAGGGTCCAGGGTTGCGCTTGCGTCATAACTGGCTGAAACCTTATCCACTGATTTCGCGGTTAGTATGCCGCTATTTACGCCACCAGCAGTACCCACAGCTACACCACGCATATCGGCGGCGTAAAGGTACATGTAGTGCGCAACATACAGCCCGACGATGTAGGGAAAGATATCCACACCAAAGCGCGACTCACTCAGCAGGGCATCAGCAAAATTCAGTCGAGCCTGGATCATTGGCGTGGGGTACTTTGTTTCGTCAGCGAACTGCGGAAAGGTTGCCCTGAACTGCTCAGGCGTCGGCAGACTTTGATTTCTTGCCATTATTGGTAGTCTCCGGCAATTGCGCTTCGAGTTCAGCAATACGCGCATCTCTCTCAGCGATTTTTGCTTCCAGCTCAGCAATGCGCGGGTCTTCTGCAATCGCTGGCGCTTCGCCATCCGGAGAACAGTGCGCTTTTACGAACCAGTGCTCAGCAACCGTGTCATCGACGTCGTGGAAGCCAACCTGGAAATGCGTTTGCTCTTTGCCGTCGTTGAAGTTAAACGGGGAGAGTACGTAAATCTTTTTCATTGCAAGTCCTCATGAGCGGCCCTTTCGGGCCGCCGCAGGTTAGATGCCGTCGACGTAGGCCAGAGTTTCCGGATAAACCGGCTCTACTGCACCCAGCTTGCCGTAATAGGTTACGAGCTGATACAGGCCGCGATACTGGATCGGCACGCTCATCAGCGGAACCATCGGGAAGCGAACGTATTTCTTGTCGTTGGTGTAGAACATCATGCGATCAGAGTTCGACACGCCACGACCTTTCGCCCATTTCACCGGACGGATGTTCAGAGGACGCCCGTTCTGGTGGTATGCGATGGTGTTGGTTTCCAGATAGGTCAGCAGGGACTGGTTACCAGCGCTGGATACGATGGTGCTTGCCAGCAGAGAGAACTGCTCCGGCGGGATCAGCAGGTCCGTCGGTACCATGGAGTAAGCTGAGTTGGCCCACGCAGCACTCAACCCGGCATTAATGCTCGCCCGGATTTCGTCAGCGGTGGAGGTCGCCCAGGTCTTCGCGGCGTTGGTCGGTGTTACCTGCGTCAGGTTCAGCAGACCTTTTACCGCCAGACCGGAATCGCCGATATAAACCTGCTCGTCCGTGTCCATGTTCCATTTCAGCTGCATACCGTCGTACTTCTGCGTGTCGATCGGGCGACCAACCTGCGCAGCTGCCTGCAGTTCTGGAACAGTCCAGCCAAGCTCCATACCCCACAGAGTAAGCGGGAAGCCAGTTTTTGCGATGTCGACGTTAAGTCCAGCCATCGCAGTCGCGGCTTTGCTCAGCCAGTTTTTACCGTTGGCATTCGGTGTACCGGCAGCGGCAAAGGTGGTGTTAGTGAACGAGCTGATCTCGTCAGCAATAGACACGTCTTCACGCAACTGGATATCGCGCGACCAGGTGTAATTCACCAGCGGCAGATTCAGTGTCTGATCGAGACGCTCCAGCTCATGGACAAGAAAGGCACCAGTGCCGTCGACTGTCGCCTGGTCAAATGTCATTGGCATTTGCGATTTCCTTAAATATTGAAGGCCAGCTCAATGTTGCCGCTGGTGTCGCCAGGGCCATTGAAGTAAGCGTTAGTGATCTGGACGGTATTCGAGCCATCAGCGGCGGCAAGGAACGCGCCGAGAGGGCTTGAGGCGGATGGTGTGGCCACTCGCATGTAGACCGGGCCATGCAGCGCAACGCTGGATGCATCCGCGCCGATGTTTACCGTGACGTAACCACGCACCAGGCAATCGCCGGTGAAGTTTTTACCGCTGCCTACCTGCTGGACTTTATCTGGCTGGCTGGCGGTCGGATACGGACGAACGTAAATGCCCACCAGCACCGACGCTGTATCGCTCGCAGCGATTGGCACAAATTTCCCGGAGGAAATCTTGCCGCCAAGGCCGTAAGCGGGGAAAAGGTTGGAGGAGTCCAGCAGTTGAGGTTCAACCGTCAGATCCTGCGGACGAGAAATTGCCCCGGCGATGCCCGCTGGCATCCGGTAAAGAAATGTATTACCCATTGGTTAGCCTCGTTTAGACCAGAATTCCTGCGCGGCCTGATTCATACCGGCAATGGTTTTAACAGTGGTGGCAGTCTGCGTTTGCAGGCTGTCGACGGTTTTGGTATTGCGGTTTTTCGCCAGCTCAGAAACAGCCGTGAAAGCCATATCCACCGTGGCTTTTTTCAGCTTGCTGATATCGGCATCACCGACAATAGAGCGCACCAGAGATTGATCTGCAGAGGCGAGCACCTGACGCTTGAATGCTGTCGGCTTCGCCTTCTCTGGCAACTGGATGCCTGGCTGAATCAGATCGGCACGGTAAGCGGCGTCGCCGGTAACCTTGCCCTCTTCTTCCTTTTTCTCCTCTTCGTCCTCAGCATCGCCGGTACCAGGAGCAGCTGCCGCAGGCGTGAGTTTGGCAACCGCCTCAATCAGCGCCTTACCCCATGCAGGAATTTCTTCCTCGGCATCACCGGTACCAGGCAATGCCGGACCGGGAAGCGGATTTTGCGGCGCAAGGTTGATGACCACTCCGCCAGGTGTCATAGAGGTCGACACATCGTTATCGCCCGTGACATCATCAGGCGGGTTATCAATGAGACTTGCCATTTCGGCAGCGTCCCCGGTTTTACGGGCCTTCAGGAGCCGGGTAAACCAGTTTTTAGTAGTGCTTGGCATAGAATCCCCTATTGCACAACGGAAACCGGCCCGCCCGTTAGGGACAAGGGCCAGATGGTTAGCGGTAATCGCAGATTGCTTTGCGAGACCAGGTGAAATTTGTTCGTAATCGGCGTCGTACCCGCAGCTGACCTCGTCATCACCATCATCAATGGCCTGCAGGGCTTCCGGGGTTTTGACGATGACATCAGCCAGCAGCAGATCGGTTTTATCGTCCGTGCCACGTCGTACGTTCTGGATGTGCCCGTGAGCCAGCTGGCGCCAGTTGTCAGGGGTAACAAAGATGATCTGCCCGTCAAAATCTCGCGGATGGCCGATAGTGACTGCCATGCCTTCGAATGACGCCATGGCTCGCTCGCTGAACACCTCTTCTGGCATCCGGCGTACGATGACCTTCCCTCTGTCGTTTGGGACAAGCTCAGGCCGCTCTGTGGCGTCGTACTCCTGCTCGCCAGTCCTTGCGATCGGGACGTCCTTAAACAGGACTGACCCATCAGCAAGTTGAAAGCGGGTATTGCCCAGGCGGGTTTTAAAGAAATATTTCATGGGTTACCTGCTGAATTGCGGGCATTGAAAAGGCCGCTCATTGGCGGCCTGTTATTTTACAGGGTCAGGTATTTGCACTTCCGACCAACACTTGCAGTTAGGCAGGCACCCGGCGTGTCCGGTCATACCATCGAGCGTTGGCGGACTATCCCAGCGTACAAACTTATCTTTCATTTTTCGGTGTGATGGCCTGGTGCCTGCACCTTCAATACGCCACCAGTACCCCTCAGAACCAACGGATAACGCCCGAGCCTGAGTTAATGCGCCAGTTGCACGCCCTATCTCAGTGCGGGCTATCATCCGCGCCCTGCTGGCCGCCACGTCACCGGATTGCATGATCATCTCGTAAAGCTGATCGGGGCGCTCACCATGGATGACAGCCTGTATCGCACGCTCCTGAATTTCCCTGACACGTCCGGCCGCCTCTAATGGCAGAGACTTCATGTAGCGAATCTGTCGGTAAACGATGTCTTGCGCCACCATGCCGACAGGAGTGTTACCAATCACGTCACGCAGACCAGCGGATATTTCTTCCGAAACAGAACGCCACTGATTCCACTCTTCACGCTCCACCTGGGCAAACATCTTTCGACCGACCATTTCGGCCCAGTCGTCGATCACCCCGGAGTAGTCAACAAGCGATTTAGCAATGCTCTCAGCGCTTGCCTGTGAACCATCGTAGGAACCCGTGACGATTTGATTTATCTGGTCGACTATCGCCAGTAGGCTTTTCTGATACTGGACCTCCGATCGGCGGCGGAGGGCTGGTTTCAGATTCAGTCTCCTGCCACTGTTTCGCCGCATTCTGGATATCCTCATCGCTAATTGAAGCACCGATGCCGGTAACGTCAGACAGCTCGCGCAAATCGGTCAGCGCAGCAGCCGGGGACATTCCCAAATCACGCACCGCGGTTGCCAGAGCGGTAGTCGTGTTGGTTGCCACCGTGGAGCGATCGGTGTCGCTCATCTGCCACAGGGGGTTAAACTCAAAGGTGAAATCTTGCGGCAACGGCTCGCCAAACTCTGAGCGATGCAGTACATCGAATAACAGTCGGATGTGAGGCCGTAAATCTCGCTCCTGAAGCGTTCCCACGTCGTCGTAGTAGTTCGCGAGGTCAGCGTCACCGGTTGAAAAACCCTTCGGTGACTGGCGGAACAGACGGACAAGAGGAATACCAACAGCACCCGCGATATCCTCTTTAAACTCGCTAAGCAGGTCAGACAGGCCCGCGAAAGAATAGGAATGTGTTTCAAATTCGTCCTCCGAATCAAACAGGGACATACCCTCGTTCGTCTGGTACTGGCGGACCATTTCCATATTCTTGATAAGCGCTTCAAACGCCTTACCGCCCGTGGCGATAATTTCACGCAGCTTTTTAATCTTTGCCGTTCGCAGATGTGCCTTGTAGGCAAGCTGGGCGGCGCCGACGCTGGTGCTATCGTAGGAAGTCAGGCGATCGAAGATGCGCTCGACAATGGACATCCCCCATTCGTTTTCGGTGATTTTCTGCTGATACGGCAGTTTCACACCATCCATGCGGATCAGGCGGCTGTGGTGAACAGTCCAAGGAGGAAGCCCCTGCGCCGTTGTCACGATTTCATAGAATTCAGGCTTGCCGAGATTAGGGCCAAGCGCCTTAATGCGCCTGGTGAGCTGTGGGTTAATCATCCAGCGGTCAAGTACAGCCAGACCTTTAAAGCTACCCTTGCCAACCTTATTCAGCACCAGCGGCGTCAGCGGTGCCTGACCTTCAATCAGAATCAGCGCCACCGCCCCGCCATACAGCCGGGACCATTTCAGCGTCTCGTTGATGCAATCCCAAAGCTGAAGCTCATCGAACCGTGATTCCAGAATGCCACGACGTTTCGGGTCAATCTCACTGGTGATTCGCACGCCCTTTTTGGTCATATCGTCCGCTTTCGAATCGACTGCGGCGCCAATAATCCAGGAGGAACGATAAGCCCACTCAATGAGCAGGCGGTTGCGGCTGGTATAGTTCGCCCTGTAGGTTGATGCGGCATGCTGGTTAGGCTGCTGCATACCGACACGGGCAACAAAGTTATCGTACGAATCCGCCGTGGCGACTCGTCCTGTTTTCTTCGCCATGGTGACTATTCTCCGGCTTTTTTTGGTACTCGTGGCGGATAGGATAATTTGTTAAAAAACGACCCGATTTAACATAATGACTGTTACCCGCACCAGCCGGATCCCTCCCATGATGAAATGTCCGCCAAAGGCTTATTTATCGGGGTTAAGTGGCTAAAAGCGCGTGAATAAAACATGCATAAACAGGGTCGAAAAATGAATAGCGTGAATTTTGCGTGAAACGGTTATTTCCAGGTATTTACCTGTTCCCCAGCGCTTCCCAGATATCCATTGCCGTATCGGTTGGAGCAAACGCCATGATGAACGCGTCGGCCACGTTCGGCGATGGTACGTCACGCTTGGCGAGGTCTTTCTTGCTTTCCACCATCACGCGACCGTTTTTGTCAAAATCACGGTGCGGGGTGGTAAGTTCCAGCTTGAGCTTTTCCAGCAGCGGGCAGGATGAGTCAATGCTAATCAGCTCATCTACCGGGTACTGCTCGCCGTTCTTTACCGCGTTGAAGGTGTTACGGAAGCGATCCGCTACCAGCCACCAGGCTTGCGCTTTGAGGTTGGCGAAAAAATCCTTGTTCGGGATGCCAATGTATTCGTAGTCCGGCTCATTCACACCAGCGCCTGCATTGAATCGCTGATAGTTGATGCGGGATGCATTCATGTTTTCGCGCTTACGATCCTCATTAATTTCTGAGAATTTCGCGCCAGCAGATGCCCCAACGCCGATTGAGTCGTAGACGATATCAGCATCGCGCTCCAGTGCTGCCTGATACGTACGCTGGCAGCTCTTCAGCAATTCGTCTTCTTTCGCCTTCCACTCATCCGCCCAATACACGACGGAGCCGTGGCGATAGACGTTAGCGCACTTATCGGCGCCGCTATCGGCGACGTCGAAGCCAATACGCTTGCGCCCGCTTGGCTCGAAATTAAGGACTTTGTGGGCATCAACGGCCGCCTCAATCCATGACAGCTTGATAATGGCCGCATCATCATCCGACTCTGGCACGCCTTCGTAGACGTGCTTAAACCCATCCGGATCCCGGCGCTTAGCGGCTTCGATAACCTTCAGCATGGTGTCGGACAAAAAGGGGTTTTCATCGTAGTTGATTTTGCGTATCAGCGTATCTTCTGGCGGGTCGACCACAAAGTTACGCCAAACGAAATCAGTCACCAGTCCGGGGTTAAAGATAAACCAGCACTCTGAGCCCTCTTTACGGATGGTAGGCTCCAGTATCTTCCACTGGTACTCGGTCAGCGCGTGGGCCTCTTCAAGCCACAGAACGCTGATACCTTCCAGAGACTTAATCTCTTCAATGTTGCGCCAGAGCCCATAAAACACGAATTCGGACCCGGTCACCCGGTTAATGATTTTGTTGTTCAGAATGCGGAAACGATGCCGCAGGCCGAAGCGGTCAATCTGAATTTTGAGCAGGGTATACACCGACTCTTCAATTTTGTTCTGGATCTGACGCGCACAACAAAAGCGAAGGCTGTATTTATTCGACAGAAATATGGCTATGCCAGCGGCATCCCATGATTTTGACGATGACCGACCACCATAAAGCACTTTGTTACGCGCCTGCGTCGTCCAGAAGCTACGCAGTACCGGATTCAGCGTCGGTTTGGATGTCAGAGTAGAAGTCATTGAGGTCACGCTCTCCGTTGCCATCATCAATACCTGCATCACGGCGAAGACGATCGGCCTCCAGCGACACCTTATCAGTAGCAGCCTTGCGATAGTCTGTATCAGCAAATATTTTGCCTACCGTCGCAAGCGTGCCGACGATGGACTCAATACGAACGGTATTGCGCATCATCGCCTTCTCGGCGGCGCTGATATTTTCCATCAGCACCTTTCTTTCCTGGTCCCCTTCAGCATCTTCCAGCTTGGTCAACCACCGGCCAATATTCTCTGCGGCGACAAGGTTGTTAGCCCGAAGGCGAAATAATTCGTCTTCGAGTGTCAACGCTTTCGCGTCTTCAATGACCTCATCTTTAAGCAGAAGGCGGCGGGCGTAACCACCATGCTTTAACGCCTGCTGGTTGCCGGGTTGAAATGGGTTAGTCGGCGGATCGGTACGCACCCCGCGTATCGGTTTCGTATCTGGTGGAGGTTCGGCTTTTGGTTGCGTACTTTTTTGCATACGGCCAGAGCTGGCAGGCTTTTCGCTGGTACGCGCCTTACTCTTTTGCGTACCACTTTGCGTACCATTTTTGCGTACCTGCGTACTGGCCTTGCGTACCCAGTCAAATTTTTTAGCCCTCTTCCTGATAGCCCCTTCAGTAACGCCGTATTTATCGCCTATATCACGGAGACTAAGGACTCCGGCCCGGTATGCCGATTCGATGGCCTCCCAGTCCGGTGTTGCCATAATTTTGTCCTCGCCTTGACATTATCGAGCCACCTCTGGAAGTGGCTCTGTAATGCCCATAAAAAAACCCGCCGCAGCGGGTTTGGGATAAAGAATACTCTCTAAACCAACTCACCAATGAATTTTGCACTTACCCTAAGCCGAGCTTGAGGAATTCCTTTAACGGCCCCTGATAAAAGGTAACCCCCCTGCACTTCTACAATGCTCATTTCCATCGTGTAGTCATTTACACCTTGAATGACATTCACCGCCTGAGGATTATGCTGAGAAACATGCAAATCTAATGTATCGCCCTGAATATGGCCTTGGTAAGTGAACCCGAAATCACCACCGTTGATGGCATTGTCTTTTACTACTACAGTGCCTTGTCCAACATCATGGTTATTGCTGCTGAAGGTTACGAAGTAAATACCGTTTTTCATGTCACACCTTATGTTGTAGCCAATCGGCAAAGGCATTATAGACACGCTACTTACGGGGAGAAAGATGGCATTTTAATAACTGCCGGATATGACTAATTTTTCCCTCTAAATATTTCAGACCGACGTATGTCGGCCTTATCCCGGTTACACTGCCCCAGCGCTGATAGCAGACTGACGTTTAAATCCAGGCTCTGCCCCCACGTCAGGTTGTCAGGGATTTCCGGTTGCGGAGTGTCAGCCATCAGGCTCGCCGGTAACGGGACCGCCGGCACTTTGACGTAGACCGTTCGCGTATTGTTGCAACCGCTTAACTGCGCCAGCAGGCACAGGGCGATTAGTGCAATCATCATTCGCAACAGCAACCCGGATATCAGCCGAGGCTCCCGATGCGTCCAGTGCGATCTGCTCTTTTGCATGCTGATTGGCCTCGGCGATGGTGTTAAAGATGGTCATGGTAGTCAGAACGTTGGATGTAATTGCCTGAGCTGCGTTTACCTGCTGCTCGGCACCATCGGCTCGGGTTTTCTGCTCAGCAGCAACGTTGTGGTAATGCATTGCCAGCCACCCAAGGCAAACAACCAGGCAGATCACAATGGCGCTGATAATGGCGGTTAACCGGCTCATTTTTGACTCCAGAGACAAACCTCGCGCTCAATCTCGCGACGAGTTACCAGGCCTTTCCACTGCTTGCCCTTGGCATAAGTCCAGCGGCGCAACTGGTCACATGCGCCTTTCTGGTCGCCCTGGTTGATTTTGCGCAGCAGCGTGGAGGTCTGGAAGTTTCCGGCGCCGACGTTATAGGCGAACGAGTACAGAGCCCCGCGCATTGTCTCGGGGATCGGCTTCTGGATGTAAGGGTTAATCTGGCGAGCGACGGCGTTCAGGTCTTTACTGAGAAGCGCACGGCATTCAGCCTCGGTGTACTTCTTGCCGAGCATGATGTCTTTGCCAGTGTGGCCATAACAGACAGTCCATACGCCTACCACATCCTGATAGGGATCGTACCGCACACCTTCAAGACCATCGTTCCCGGTTGGGCCGGTGATGAGCGCAGAAGCAATGGCTATGGCGCCACCGCCGACGGCAGCGATAACGCTATTCCTCAGTTTTGGTGTCATAGCCATTGAGCCGATCCTCGCGTTCTTTCCGCCGGTAGTACCAGTTCACCCCACAGGTGGTAATGGTGCAGGCGATACCGACAATAATTGCCCAGTCACTTAGGGTCATCCCCGCTATTTTGTCGGCCAAAATCCATACCTCTGCCTTAACTGCCCCGGCATACGCCTTTGCTGAGACACCGCAGCCCGTCAGTGCGGTCCCGGTGCCGTATGAAAGTCTGCTGTAAATGGTGCTCATTTTTGTCATAACCTCACCTCCGTTGATGACGGATGGCGCTGTGTGTGTTTAAAAGGGGTCGGGCCCGTCGGGCTGGATTTAACAACGAAGCGTGTCGATGATGATTCCCGTAAGCCTGAAATGAAAAAGCCCACGCTTTTGCATGGGCTTGAATGGAGAGTTATTAAATTAATTAAGCCGATCGTCTGTCAGCAAATCCATCATTGTTTCTTTAATTAATGCTGCCGCTTCGTAAAAGCGCCCAGAGACATCAGGACCCGTAACCGTGATGTGTCTGCGCTTCCGACCAAGCACCGCCACCGTTAGCGTGCTTTCTTCATACCACATCTCGACATCCACCGAGACCCATTCACCGTTGGGATGATGCTCGCTTACCAATAAGTCAATGGTGAAAACCAACTGATGCGCACCGTTGAGTTGAACACCCTGTAATGGCCTTTCCGTTTTCATCCCATCACTAGACTTAACAAATGTTCTGACATAACTCAGCTTAATTCCTGATGATCCTGAAGGGATGCCATCCGGAAGCAAAAGAGATTGCTTAAACTCACTCATCAGGGCAATAGCGTCACCCTGCAACCTTACTTTCCGTTTTTGTTTTTGTTCGTCAAGCTGAGACTTTCTTTCCCGAATTGTGTCATAGATGATCTGCATTCCATACTCCAGAAGTTCTGATGAAGGAACATTCATAATTACCACCTTTTGGTAGGGAAATCTCTCAACTTGCACAAATAAAAACCCGCACAAGGCAGGAAGTAATACCAAGGGTAAAAGCGACGGTGCGGTAGCCGTAATGGTCCCAAGGTAGAGGGATTTAGAAGGCTGCAGCATAACTATCACTGGTGATTCAGGATAGCCAGTTAGGGCTGCAGCTCGGTTTCGTGAGTGGCGGCCGGTGCTGATCTCCGGCTTTCTCTGGCATTACACGTACCCAAGACTATTCTCCAGAGATAGCGCTGTCCTCATCAAGGGGTGCCGTCTCTAACGTATCAGCCTACGCATTCACCACAACGGAAAGCCAAATCGCCAGGTTTATTAGTCCCGCTTAACCTGGATGCGGGTGTAATTATTTCGATTTGGCTTACCTGTTATGGGCTCCGTTTCGTGGAGCAACGGCCAGTCGATCAATCTGGCACCGGGGGAGGACTTATTTTAGGCGTTAATGCCCGTGCTCCATATCTGGCGGCCTGCGACGCTGTTGCAGCAGCGCCCCTGATAAGTTGGGTTATGAGCCCGTCATCAGGTCAGGCCATTATCTGGTGCTGGTTGACGGAATCGAACCGCCGACATCCTGCTTACAAGGCAGGCGCTCTACCTGCTGAGCTAAACCAGCAATCTGGTTCAGGGCTCTGCGCGGAAGGGCTTTGACGTGTCGTGCAGCGCGTCTCTACCCAAGAGCCCTGACCGGAGTGCAGAAACGACAAAGCCCAAGGGGGTTAGCCTTGGGCCTTTAATTTTTTCTTGCTGCTCAGTTCGCTTTAACGTCCCGAGCCTATCACAATTCAAGCACTTTCCGCGCAACTATTCAAGTAAAATCTGTCGCTATTTGTGCCAAACGCGTCACACATTGGCGCGTAAAGCATCGATTCTGCCAAATTTAGCCAAACATCAACCCTGCTCTCGCAAGTCCTCAAGCACCATTCTGGATGCTTTTCGTTTAGCTCTTTTGCCATGGTCTTCTTGCTCATGCGATAGACGTACCGATCCTTGATTAGCTTATAGAGAGCTTTATTCCCAGAACGCACAAGCTCGGAGCTAAGCACTGAATCAATTTTCAACCCCTCCTCATCAGTACAAAACGCCAGGCCGCTTTTATTTTTACCGCTGAGGATTTCCTTGAAGAAGGCTTCCAGCTCAGGTTTGGTAATGCCCGATTTCTTCATACGGCGCAGTGCGTCATTGATGGCAGTTTTCGTTATCTTCCCGGATGCCAATAGCTGGTTAAACATGTTGCCGCCGCTACCGCCTCCAATGTATGACCAGCGGCCCCACATGCGCAGCTTTCCCTGTATCCAGATGCTTTCCAGCGTACGGAGGCGAATCATTTCACCTGACTTACCAACTTCAGAAGGGTTGATCATACATTCACCTCATTTTGGGTATTGCTCTGGCCAGCAGCAAACTGCGCCAGTGACATAAATGCGCGGCCCTTCGCTTCGAGTTCCGCTCGATTGATGTAACTAAACCGCTCGCCAGCCCATGACTTATCAAACACGACAATGGCACCAGCGAAAAACGCACTGGTCGGCCTTTGTTTGTCGTCGGCTGGCTTAAACCACTCAGGCAGATCGAAACCAATTCGCCCACGAATAAAGCAGACGTGATCCGCATCTTCCGGCCACCATGTTTCGCTTGTGGCTGACTTCACCAGGAAGACATAACGACCGCCCTTCTCTCGTTGCGCAGCGGCGTAATTCATGATGTGCGTCATGCCAGTGATGGCTTGCTTTTCGTGGTACTGAGAGCGGCTGTAAGGTGGGTTTCCGTAAGCTGCACCACCGATTGAGGAAAGCATTTCCGACCAGTCCTGTGTCAGCGCGTTATCTTCTGCCGTGTACCAGACTGGACATGTTGCGTTGCTGTCGTCTGCGAACAGGTCCAGCATCAACGGGCCAAACATCGCGTTAATACCCCAGAACAGCAGGTCCGGAGTACGCCACTGGTCGCCGACTTCTTTTAAATAATGATGGGGTGCTGAACGCAGCGCCGTAAGGGCCTCACAGTAAAAATTAGTCATTCACGCTCTCCCCTAACTCCTGGAGTACCTGACTCAGTAACTCAGCCTCTGTACCGAACTTTTCTTCCCATGACTTACGGCCAGCATGAATAGCAACGCCGTAGCCACCAGTACGGTGATGGGCATGGCATAGCGGAATGACATGGAAGTTATCAGCGCGGACAGACAAGCCAGTACCAGAGCTGCAGTGATGGATTTCAGCAGGTGATTCGCCGTAATTGAGGTTCCGGCATACGATGCAACCCAGCGCAGCTACGCGGCTCAGATGGAGCTTTTCAGCCTTGGTTTTGGATTTGCTCATATCGCACCGCCATGGTGCGACAGACAAGCAAAAACACCGCGCACAAAGGCACGGCGTTGAATGGAATTACTGCGTTTTTGCGTCATCACTTTTCTCCGGTGATGGCGCGATAGGTTCGGTGTTCAGCCGAAGTGATTAGTATAAATCAGCTTTTCTTCTTCCGGAAGAAGCTTTTGCATTGCTTGTGAGATTCCTCGGTATTTATGATTTCCCCATCCTCTAATGGGGTAAGAACAAAAATCCCCCCTGGCAGACTATCAACGACATAACGCCCCAGAATGCGAATTGCTTCAATAATCTCTTTCTCACTCATTAGTTAGCACCTTGTGATTATTCCATAAATATTGGTTTTTGCTTTTCCTGTACAGGGATGGCTAAAAATGAACTCGCGACGTTCTGGAATACAATGACATATTTAAATCGCCCATCAAGACCCTATTTTCACGGGAAGGGGTGAATGAAAACAAAAATATAAAAATAAATAAATTCAATACCTTAAGCGAAAGAAAAAAAATATAAAAAGTCATTCACATTTTTTCTCTGGCGCAACCCCCTATTTCACTCAGATAGAAGATTTTAGCCAATTTCAGGATTTAATTAATTACATGAAAAATTGAGTAGCAGAAAACACTACCGCGACAAAGAATGCACATTTTGTGTTGTGCGCAACCCCCTATTTAACCCAACTAAAGGTCTTCATGTAACTTCAGAGCTTAACGATTACAATTCTGTACTATGCAGCATAAAAAACCATAAGAATGGGTGATGCATATTTTGGATAGCGTGCAACCCCCTATTTACTCACATAATGAATAGAAATGTTCAAGATTTTCTTATGATTAAACAAACCCGCCGAAGCGGGGTCTTATTCAGGAACCTTTTCGGCGACCTTATTGTGTACCTCCCACAGACTAATGCCGCAGCTCGCGCAGAAGTTGGCAAGATAGTCCAGGCCAGACCACTCGCGAATCCCTCCGCGAGCAGCCTCCACAAACACAGCTATATCTTTACCCCGCCATAAGCCGAACAATCGCCAGCCTCCGCCATCAGGGCTTTTTACGGCGGCGATGCGAGTCAGTACGCCAGTCTGATACAGCTCAGTGAAGGCAGGTTTCTTTCTGGTTATCATTCGCATAAATACAAACCTGTGATTTGTTGATAACAAATAGCGTGTTTGCGTTTTATGGTTTCACCCCCTGCGGGGCGGATGGAGGCAGCATCCAGTGGGTTATCTCGTTTTCTATAGCATCTCCGCAATGATAAAAGGTCTGTGTTTTATGGCTGTAGTGACCGCTTGTTACTTCTCCAATTTCAGCATCCCATAGAATTACCTGTGTGCGGTCTTCCGGCATCCGCTCACTAACCGGAATCCATTTACCCGGCACGGTAGCGGGTTCACTGCCGGGTGACTGCGGGGCGGCTGCGAGCATGGCGGCGCGGCAGGCGTTCCAGCCTTCTACGTATTCGGCCTCATCCTTAACAGTCGCTGTCATTTTATCCGGCACTACCGTCACCGGCTGAGCGTGACGATAGAGCGGAGCAATGTTTCGCTCGAGGTCGGTAATGACGCTCCATATTGGGACTGACTCGACGCCTTGTTTCGCCATATCACGATAACTGTCGGCATACGCCAGCACAGGATTGCGATCCGGCTCGCTGTCCGCTACCGGCTGCACTGGCGGCATATCTGGACCTTTGCGAATGGCTTTTGCCAGCTCGATAGGGTCATCGTAAAGCCAGTCTCCGGTGTCAGGGTGATTGGCTTCTGCCAGTCGAGCGGCCCACTCCAGACCGTCTTTGTGTCCCTGCAGGTAGTCAAGAGGCAGTTCAACCGACTCGCTGCTGTCCATTGCGGCCAGCGCCATTCTGGCTAGATAAGATGCCTCACCGCACTGCACATGATCGGTTTCAATAATTTCGAGTAACTGCTCTCTGGTTATGGTTGATTTGGTCATTGGGCTATTCCTCCACGCTTATATCTACGGAAACTTTCATCTTCCCTGCGGTGACCTCAAAGCCAGTAACATCCGCATTTAGCATGTATTCTGAGATAACAAGGGCGAGTAGTTTCAATTTGGCGTCGGTGTTGTTGCCGTTCAGTTCTTCCAGGAGCTTGACAACCGGCTCCATGTGTTCACCCATTTTCATCACTCAGCCTCCACCTTGATGCCGGCGGCGCGCATAGCAGCGATATCACCAGCACGCACACCTTCAGCCAGTAGCCGGAAGGCCCGATTAAGCGTTTTGTCGTGAACCTCTGCCAGGTACTCATTGATATCGGTCAGCTTCACGGTGACGGCGCTTGACTCGCTATCCAGCGGCGGCAGGTCTGGAGTTGTCACACCAAACAGCGCCGCCAGTGCTCGATAGTTCTGCTCGCTGTGATAGCGACCTTTGCAGCGAACAAGCTTTTCTGCTGCTGCGCGGATGGCCTCAAGCTCATCAATTTTCACGTCGCTTTCGCAAGCCTGCTCATGTACCCGTGACGCCACCCGATGCCAACGGCGCTCGGCTGCCTGCGCCTTCTCCAGCTTTTCACCGGTCGACTCAGCTGTTTTTCTCCACGTTGCGCAAATACGTTTCTCTGATTCCAGCGCCTCTACCAGCGCATCAACATAGCCAGCGGCACGGAGGGCAAACTCCGTGATCGATAACTCAGCGTCAGTTTCTTTCCCGTAGCTTTCGCACTCCGACACAACGGCAAAATAGTCAGAATCAATTTCGTTATCTGCCAGGTGGCGTAGCAGGTCGGCTGTCTGCTGCCCGTTTGCAATCAGCAGTTCGTTCCGCTGCGCCAGTTCGGTGATATCAGTCATGGCTGGCCTCCCCAAGCACCCAGCGCAGAGCCGCAGCATAATCGCCAGTGGCACCTTCGAGGGCTTTTGTGATTTCTTTGCGTGATTTGAGACTGCCCTCTATCCGAGTGATTTCTCTGGAGTTCCCGTATAGAGAATAAAAAAG